AAAGAGAGGTGCTCATACGAATTCACCCTTCTTCATAGCGTCCGAAAGTTTCGTCGCTCGTGATTTGACCTGCCGTGCCCAACGGGAATCGAGCATCTCGACGGATGCGGTATCGAAGTCGCCTGCCTCGATAGCAGCCCACATCTTCTTAAATTTACAGAGGCGTGGCACGCCCATATTAAATGCCATGTCCATCACAATCAGTTGACGTACTGCGTCGAGATCGTACACACAGGGCTTGGCTCGTGTCAGTTCGTTTTCTACGATTGCGATGTCGTTAGTGGCTAGATAATACGCATCCGCTTCTGTGATGCCGTGTTCGTAGACAGCATCCATGGAGGGAATGTCCATGTAATCAAGTTCTTCTTTACTGATTCCTCGGTCTTGTAAATTGCGCCCGATACCAATAGTGTCGATGCCGAGAGTGTCCTTGTACACTGTAAGGACCAAGCCTTCGTGTACGCGAACCTTGTTTATAAATGTGTTTATATCGTACTTCATCTTAGGAGTTACATTGTGTGCATTCATCATCATTTCGCCTCATGTCCCATCCACACCGCAAACGCACCGGCCAGCGTTCCCGTCACCACACTCACAAGTGCTGCTTGTTGACTTGACGGGTCCGGCAGTCCCATGAACCACTCCACTACGCGCCACGCCGAGATCGACATCCCCAGCATCATCAAACGGGGGAGTATCTTCCACTTCAGTATGCGCTCCATCGTAACTTCGGCCATGCTTACTTCTTCCCAAAGAATTTAGTAGCGCTACGAACGCCAAATGAGGCAGCAACGATAACCCCCAGAGAATATTGATACCATTGCGGCATAGCTTCGAGTTGCTGGAATCCATTAGCTACTACTCCCTCCATACCCGGAATGAACGCAAGGACTAAGGGAACCGAAAACAAAATAACCAACCACTCGTCCTTCCACGAGGATTGGCTACCCTTGATCGCTTCCAAGTCCCAGTCTATTTCACCGGTTGCTTTCTTCTCCATGATGGTTGCTTCTGCTTTTGCTCGTGCAACCTTTGCGCCGGTTTCGGCCTTTGTCTTTTCGACCTTGCCCTCTAGCCACGTGCTTGCAAGACTAGACAGCGGGCCGATTAATGCAGTTAGCATTTCCACCTCTTCCGCGCCTGTCGTAGGCGGCTATTTGGATTCTTTGCAGCTTTCGGGAATTTCTTCATCTGCCCAGCAGAACGCGCACAGAATGATTTACGACGCTTGGCATCCTTACTCCCGGGCTTGACTTTGCCCGTGACTGCAGTCTTCAACTTAGAACCGGGGTTCTTGCGACGATACGCAGCCACCCCGGCTTTAGTCATACCAGCCCCTGCTTTCGTTGGCCGAAAGTTCTTTTTGTTACGGGCTGGCATCTTGTCGGCTTTGCGTGCCATCATCTCTTCCTTGCGGTCTGTGCAGCACGCTTAAAGTTGCCGGTTGTTGGTGCGCCTTTGCTACCAGCCTTACGCATCTTCTCGCCGCTACCTGCTTTGATGCGACGACGCTTGGCTGCAATGTTGGCATATAGTCCGGGACGTTTCGCCATCAGCTTACGCCTTTACGAGCTTGTAGCCTTTTGCTTTAGCTGCGGCACGAACTTGTGCAAGAGTCATGGCTGGCTTCTTTGCCGCCTTCTTTTTCTTGCCGCCTACTGCGCCACCTTTTGCATAGCCTTTAGACTTCATGGCAGTACGACCGCCTTTACGCATCATCATCTTACGACCGCCGCGCATCCCGCCTTTTGCCATGCCTTTACTCTTCATCATCTTCTTCATAACTGTTCTCCGCATAGAGGTTGTCGAATACCCGTGCCGTATCACTGACGTAGTTCGGGTCTTGCTTTGAATGATGGACCCACTGACTAGGAGTGAAATCCGGCGGGCCATCGCCCGTTACAAACCATGCAGGGTTAGTTACCCTGACTCGGTTATTCGGAAGGGCAACCATGTTGCCTGTCCACTTGCCAGCATCTAGCAGTTCGAGTACATGACTCTGCTTGTGTTGTGCTGGATCGTCCGCTACTTCAGTGTCTGTGTAGTCTACAGTGAAGTAATACTTAGCCGGATAGAACTCTCCGTCTATCTTAGCCAGCCACGGACACGGTGTGCCTCTGTTGAGTACAAATACTGAGTGGTGATGTGACTGACAGTCCCACGGCTGTGCCAGATAAGTAGGTATAGGTTCAGGCCACTCATCTAAGGGTGTGTCCCCTACTAAGGCTGTGAGGGGCATACGTGCCCACATCGCTCCGCCGTGTACGTTTTCATCTTCCTCGCAACCCGTAAATAGAACTTGAAAAGACAGGGTACGCATAGGTAGGGTGGTTACACCGATGATCATAGCATGTAAGAATTCACCATGATATCTGTCGTGATTTGTTGTATACTCGCGCCGTACCCACGCCTTAAAATACGGCACATTACTTGTGATGTAGTTCATCAGGAACACTCCTCTAGGGGTTTACCCCGGCAGGGGATTCCTGCTTTTATCACATAAAAGAAAGTTAGTCAAGGGGGCAACACGCCCCCCTGACAAGTTTGTTATGTGCCGGTCGAAACCGTAGCAGACTCAACAGGGTTCTGCGACACGTCGCACAGGACGGCGTGTACACGGAAACGCAGTGCAGTCGTACCGGATGATCCGGAGTCAAGCACAGTCACCTGAACGGAGTCAGCAGCAGTAACCATGTTGATTCCTGCGGCCTTCAGGTTGAACTGGATGATTGCAGCAGCGTTACTTGCGCCACCGTCAACCAACGAGTCAACGTCAGTGCTGGTGCCCACGTCGAGCGTCACGGAGGAGTTGCCCGAAGCCTCAAGGACTTCAAGAGCGCCACCGATCACCATCGTATCTGCAGGCAGATCGATCATCTTGACGATATCAGCGCCAGCAAGCGAGGTGTTATCCACCGCGTCGTAAACCGGGGAGGTGACGATGTACGGACGGGGCAGGTTGCCCGGATGTCCTACAGTACCGCCGCCGGTAATAGTACGATCATAAGTAGCCATTACTCAGTCCTCCCTACTAGTCGAGGCTAACAACGCCACGGACGATGGCTTCCGGACAGAGAACTTTCCGACCAAAGACATGCAGACCGCGAACGATGTCGCTGAAGGTTTCAGTCGAACGGACAACCTCGGTCTTCGCAATGTGCGAAGCGGTAGCCGTTGAGGACATGTGACCACCGAGAATCACGTTCTCAGAGCCGTCCGTAGCAAGGCCAGTCAGCGTTACCTGATCCGTGCCGCCGGTCGATACGAGGGCGGTGGACTTGTAGCACTGGAAGCCAGCGATGTTGCCCAGCGAGACAAGACCGTTACGCAGCGGGGAAGTCGCATCGCCAGTTACCTGAACTTCTGCGAACTTCGCACCAGCCGAGAAGAGGTGCTTATAGAATGCCGGGGGAGCAACGAACCAGCGGTTCTCTTCCGGAACCGATTCGTTGTCGAGTGCTTCTGCCATCTTCAGCATGGTGTTGACAGCAGTATCGCCGGGGCTAGATGCACCACCGATGTCAAGAGCGGAGCCAAGCGTACCGATACCCGAGATTTGGGTGGTGGCAGCAGTGGTTTCACCGTTGAGACCTGCGTCAGTCGCCATGAGGTCGAGGACAACAGCGTCGTACTTACGCTTCAGGGAGTATGCACCCGAAGAAGTCGCAAGTGCTTCGAAGTTTACGTGAGACTGACGCTCTTCGATGTCGTCAATCTTGAACGAAAAGGCGTTTGCCTGATCGACCACCATAGTGATCTGATCGTCAGCAAGGTCCTGTGCGTTCACTACCGAGCCGCGAGTATACGAGGAGACGGTGATTGTCGGCTCCTTGATAATGCGGACGGTGTCGCCAAAGTTCTCAATTTCGCCAGCGTAGTCGGTATTCGTAATATCTTCTGCAACCGAAGCGCGACGGAAGAATTTGAGAACCTTTTGGCTAAAGATTTCCGGTGTAAAGTTACCGGAAGGCAGGTTACCATAACCTGCAGCAGTACCAAAAGCCATTGGTCTGTCCTTCCTTTGTTGAGGTTTAAGAGTTGTAGTCTATTCGGCCTTCTGCT